GGTACTTATGCTAGTTACGACCAAGAGGATTATTGCTATAACTATACATGGACTGCGACAGGTTCTTATAATTATTCTTATATTGATTGTGGAGGTAATCAAGTACAATATACTTACCCTTACCATTCAATAGCAACCCCTATAACTGTTTGTGCTAGACCTAATACTGTAATAGCTAACAACCTTATAGATACAACTCCACAGAGCCCTTTAATAACAAATGCAGGAAGATGTGGAACAACCGCAACAACAGAATGTTATCAATATACTTTTAGTACTTCTGATAATAATAATCGAATAACAGGCTCTTTATGTAATGGTACTAGTTTAAATTTATCATCTTCTTTATTCAATTCTTGGTATTGTATAAACCCTTCTACATTAAAACCTTGTAATAATACTCAAATTAGTAATACAGGAGGCTCTCCGGTTAATTTTTATTATACAGATTGTACTGGTTCTGCTAGAACTATAACTGTATCAGGTTCTTCTTCAGGTACAGTATATGCTATTAGTGGTAGTATTGGTACTCTTACTTTTGGTGCTACTTATAATGTAAGTAATATATCTACAGTAACTATAACCTCTGGGTCACCTTGTTTTTATAATCCTAATCAAATACCTTGTAATAATGTTATTGTAGAAGGTAATAATGGAGGACGTAATGTTGGTGAGCAATTCTCTTTTACTTATACAGATTGTGTTGGTAATATTAAAACAGGAAGTGCTTACAACTTATCTAGCAATGGTATAACTACTTGCATTAAATCCGGTAGTGTCTCCGTTGTAGACCCTAATTATTCATCTAACTATTACATAAATTCTTATGGTAATTGTGGAAATTATTATGTGCCATCTAGCATTCCTTTAACAGTAACTCCTCCTTATGTTCAAGTACAAGATTATAACTATAATAGAGCTAGTTCTGTAAACTCTAGATATAATGGAGCTCAGAATTCTAGCACTGACTATAATGTAACCTCTAGTGGATTAGGTAACTACGCTTCTATAGATTATAATGTATATGAACTAGGATTGTTTACTCAGGTACAAAGTAGTTCTTTTATGCCAAATGAAATGGTAGTTAAAATGGTTAACCTAGCTAACATATCAGGTGGACTTGTAGAACTTAATCTTCAAAATAACAATTGGGTAGATGTACAAAATATATTTAAACAAGGACAAAAATTAACAATAAAACAGTTCAATGCTAGTAAGTTTTCTAATAATACTAATTTAGATAAAACTCGTACTATTATAGAAAGCGGATATAGTTACAGGCCTTATTACTATAGGCAGACCCCATCTTTGCAGTACTCTGAATGTTTTATTACAAACCAAGCAGCTTCTGTTCCAGGAGGTACCGGTTTTGCCTCTATAACGTCTAATGCTGTATCAGGAGCCATAAAATATACAGGTTCTATTTCTAGCACTAATCCTTTTAATAATTATAGGACTGTAGCAACCGGGTCCGGAAGTTATCCTTACTTTGTTAGTCTATACGCAAATCCTTTAGGAATTTTAGATGGAGGAAATAATATATCAAATTACCATCACGATATAGGAAGCCCTACTAACTATGTGTATACTTCAGGCTCTTATTACACAGCTCCTATAAATGCTTTTTACAAAACAGATGCAAGTATAACTCTTTATCAAGATAACCCTAATAATACTTTATCAACTGGTTCTTTCCTTCTTCAATTAATAAGTGGATCTTTAAGTACTAATGGTTTCCCTGAAGGTACAGTATTAACTTCTACTATGGTACATGTAAATTCTTCCGATTATAGTCAAGTACTGTCCATATCTAATTATGAATTTTATGCAACATCAGGATCTCAATTGTTTTATAAATTAATTACAGACTATGTAAACCCTTATGACTCGGCGGTTGCTGCATCCGGTAATTGTTATAGTGTAACCGTTACTAGTCTTACTGACGAATTAAACTTTAGTAACCCATACCGTAATAAACCTATAGCAGTATCTTATGTTGATTGTTCAACTTATTTAAATACTCGAATAGTTTTAAGCCCAGGACAAAGCCAAACAGTATGTGCTCAAAACGGGACTATATATCATGGGTTAACAAATCCTAGTTACTATACAGTCTCAGTATCAGGTAACTGTGGAACTTGGTCAAATACAGGAGGATTCCCCGGATATCATGGTATAACTATACAGCCTGGTTGGAACTTAGATTTTGACGTAGTTCCTGTAAATTCAACGGTATGTGAAATAATATCAGGTAGTTATTCACCTGCTAATGATTTATTTAACGCAAATTCTTTAACATCAAATACAATATCTTTAGGTAATAACACTAATATTTACTTTAATAGTAGTACTATTTACGAACCTGCTTATATGGATAGTAGTAATGCTACCTCATCTCTTTATAATCAATTTGGAGATATAGACTATACCATGGCTCCTGAAATAGGTGATTACATTATATTCTACTATAACAGCTCTCTTTTCGGTCTTTCACCTTCTGATTTGACTCCTAATAAAGTTAGAATTATAAACGTAGATACAGACCCTACTTACGGTACTACAAGATTTACTGTATATCCTAACTTCCCAGTTTATTATTCTTCAACAAATATTAATAAATTTACAAAAATAGTATTCTTGAAGAGAGTTCCGGATGAGACTAGTATAATTATAAACGGTAACAAGTTAGGACCTACTTCTTACGGATTTGCTATACCGCAACTAATTGAGCCTAATATACTTAAGAACATAAACACACTTCAGTCAACCGTTCAATCACAATTATTAGATATAGGTACTTCTCAACAACCTACATTTTAACAAAACTTAAAATAGTAATATTTATAAACAAATACAAAGAATAACATAAAATGGCATATTTAGACAATACATCGGTAGTAGTAGACGCTATCTTAACTAAAAAAGGAAGAGAACTTTTAGCTAGAAATGACGGGTCTTTTAAAATAACCCAATTCTCTCTTGCTGATGACGAAATAGACTACAGCCTCTATAACCCCTATCATCCATCTGGTTCTGCTTTTTACGGAGAAGCTATTCAGTCAATGCCAGTAATTCAGGCTTATCCGGAAGACGTAGAGATTATGAAATATAAGCTTATGACCCTTCCAAGAGGTACAGCTGTTTTACCGGTAATAGGAAATCCTGGTAGCTATAATAATGTAAAATTAGGACAGTCTATCTCAGTATCTCCTACGACTATTAATTATCTAGGATCTAATACTAGTCAACAAGAGGCTTCTGGTTATACTTTTACAATAGACGATTCTAGGTTATTCTCTAATTTCACAGCTACAGGTATAAATACTCCTGCTGCTACCTCTCTTAATAATAGCGTTACTTTAGGCACTAATGTTTCCCAGACTGTAATTGGTACTACTTTGAGTATGACAGTTACTACTTCAACTGCATTATTTACCTCAGGAGCTACTACCATAACTACAAGACTTACAATCATAGGTCGTGATACCGGTGCTAGAATTACTATACCTATTACAATCTCTAAAATTTAATAAAAAAAGATAAAACATGTCATTTACAACCTTAGCTAGTACCGATTTTGTAGTAAGCTCAGATTCAGTAGTATCAACTGCTTGGAGTACTAATTCGCCTACTTTAACAAACTTTTATACATCGTCTACTGCTCATAACTACAATCAATTCTACCTTAACGTATATGATGTTAATCCGGACACTAACTCCTCTGCTTTAGTACAATTCTCTATAGCATACGGCAACGTTAATGGCTCAGGCTCTCAGTTATATAACCCTTTAGTAAGTACAAATAGTCCTTCTAGAACTACTTATGGTCAGTATAGAAGTTTAGTATACGCAGATGAAACTGCTCTATTTAACTTCGGAACAGGTTGTAGTGCTTCTTTTGATATGATAGCTTTAAATGTAGATAGAAATAGGTACAAAGAAAGCTTATATCTTCCTACTTTTAATCTTCAAGTAAAAGATTCTTCAGGTAATACAATATACCTTACGAACGATAGTGTAAGTACTCAGTATAGTCCGGTAAATTATTTAGATTGTGGTAGAGTATACAATGTGCTGTCAGGTTCAAACGGTACGCCTACTACTTCAGCATTCCCTGGATATACAGCAGCTTACACTCCTTCAGGTAGCTATGGTCTGTTCTTGCCTGATATCGGTACTATAATCTTGAATCCTAGAGCACTATCTCTTCCTTTTGTATCCGGTGGTGTATCTTTAAATTGGGACTTAAGTTCTAATCCTACACTTCCTAGCTCTTCTTTGAATAACCTTAGAATGTGGGCATCTATACAAAGTGGTTCTTGCTTCCAATTAAATTCACAAGAAACAGTATCTGCTAACTATGTGTTTGTTCGTGTAAGTAATGGTGCTTATAATTATACCGCTAACCCGACTTTTACTTCAGGTTCTAGCGGTCAGTTAATTTATCCTACTCTTATAAATAGTCCTCAGACTTTTCCAACAACGGTAGGTTTGTATAATGATAACAACGATTTATTAGCTGTAGCAAAACTTTCTCGACCACTTCTTAAAGATTTTACGAAAGAGGCATTAATCAGAGTCAAAATGGACTGGTAATAATAATTTATGAGCAAAACATACAATACTATTAACGCTTCGGACGTAATAACTTCTCCTGTAAGGTTAAAGTATTCTCAAACATATTATTCAAGCTCTATGAATAATTTCGGTATCAATCTTTATACCGGAATTAATAGTGGGGTAGATTCTGCAGGGAATTTCTCTCAGAACTACTTGAATTATATGTCAGCTCAACAACTGTATTATAGGTCTTATATTTCAAGCTCATTAATGTTATCAGCTAGTTATTGCGATGATAATTACCAATCTACTGCAGCAAGTGGTACCTTGGATGCTGAAATCAGGACATTCCCCACTGCATCTAACTCTCAAATAACTACTATATCTATCCCTAGGCTTTCTTTTGGAGAGAATATAGGCAAGAAGACTTTTAATTTGTACGATAGTAGCAGTGTTTATAATATTGTAGATGATGGCAATGGTAACCTAATAGATACCTTAAACTCTAATGTACATGTGGGTAACATTTTATATGCTCAGGGAATGGTAATATTAACTAACCCTGCTTATAACCCTTTACCTACTCCTCCCGTACCTCTTAATACTTTCTATGTAAATAAAGTATCAAACACATATGGTTCTATCTCTACAGGTAGTTTGAGTGTTTTTGGTCAAAATTATAGCTATAGTAAAAGTATGTCAAGTTACTCTACAGGTATGAATGTTAGTAGTAGCACTTATGACGGAGATTATTCTGTTTATTTTACCGGCATAGATAAAACATCTGCAGAGGCCTTATTACTAGTAGTATTTGCAAATGATTATGCTTACCCTCATTCACCATATGCAGTTACTTCTAAGAATAGTATAACATCCGCAGTAGCTAGTATAGGCGTTAATAATAATGGTTTTGGTAATAGTGTAATAGAGTTTGTAGCGGTACCTGCAATGACATCTTCCGGACTTTTTGTAAACTTCAACAAGTTTAATTCAAATATGGACACTACGGGCACTTTTACTATAAAGGATAGTGCTTATAATGTTGTATTTAGTAAAACTGTAGGACAAATAATAAGCGATAATACTTACTCTTATATAGCTACAACTGTTGATTCTCAATTTTACCTGTCTTTTAATAACATACAATTACTATCAGGACAGACGGGAAGCGTATCATTAGTATCCTCTACAAGTATTATACCGTATACTACTTCAGGATATGCTTCTTATCAAACAGGAAGTTTAAGTAGTGTATTAATAAACATGAATACAAGCTATCCTTACGTTAGAAATATAAACATACAAGCAATGTGGTAAATGGCAACTAACTCTCCATACACGATGTCGTTCCAGGCGGAATCTACTATATACCAAAACAGAGTACTTTGTCATATAGGTGAGAATGATTTTAACTATTCTATGAACCCTACTACTTATACAGGTTCCGGAGGAGTACTTCATGATAATGTAACAGGATCTGATTTTCACCCTTACGGTACTACTATAGGTTTGTATAATGAAAGAAATGAACTATTAGTTGTAGGCAAGTTCGGAAGTCCAATACCGATACCTAGAAATACGGATATTACAGTAATAGTTCAATGGGACAGCTAATGTGGTTATATAAAGATATAGAAATAACAGAATCCTCTCAATTTCCTGAAAAGTCAATTGGTTTTGTTTATAAAATAACTAATAGAAGAACCGGAAAGTTTTATATTGGAAAGAAAATACTTGAGAATAAGGTATCAAAGAAGCTTACTAAAAAGGAAATATCAGAATGGTCTAAACCAGGTAGAATTCCTAAAAAGAAAGTAGAAACGAAAGAATCTAATTGGCTTGCTTATTGGGGCAGCTCTAAGACTTTAATAGCTGATTTAACATTAGTAGGCAAAGATAATTATACTAGAGAAATACTAAGAATATGCTTTTCTAAAAAAGAATTATCATACTATGAAGTTTACTACCAAATTAAACTAGAAGTACTTCATATTGACTCTTATAATGATAATATAAACGGTAAGTGGTTCCGTAAAGATACAAACCCTTCTACAAATTAGATAATAAAATATATCAATAATATTTTGTAATTTGCTAAACCTTTAGTATTTTTACAAAAAAAAAGCATGAACAATACTATTATAGATTCTGCATTATTTGAAGAAATACAAATATTGTTAGAAAGGTTTATAAAGGTAGATGCTGAAAACTCTACGCAAGTATATTACTTACAGGCTGAGGCTTTTGACCTTTTAAAACTTATTCAAAATAAAGATTAATGGCACTCCAAGTAAAGTTAGTAGAAAAGAATTATTTATGGGAAATAACAGATGATAAAGGAGATGTGTATGGAGCCGAACAGTTACATGATTCTAATACAATGACTTATACTACTGATATTTGGAAACCTGATGGGAATTTATTAAAAGAATCTAATCCACTGTACTTGAGTATATTGGAAGCTATTGAAAAATCTTTGGACTAACAAATTATAAACTATGCTTTTAGAAGGACAAAAAATCAATTGGGGTAAAAAACAGGAAGAAACTGTTGCTACTATTGAAAAGAAAAAACCTAGCACTACAGTTAAGGTGTCTAAGTTAATCGATAAACTAGAGGAGTTTCTAGCACTATCTGAAATAGCTTATGAAAATAAACCAACATCGGAATTATATGGTGTTATTACCTCTACTAGAATTAATTTAGCAGAATTAAATAGATTAAACTAAATTATATGATAGTAACGTTATCAATTGCCTTATACATAGTATGCATTTTGTATATGCGAAATTGGATTAAAATAGCTCACTCTGAAAATGGAATATTTAGTAATTCAGATGTGGAGTTTATGGATTTCTTTTATACATTTATGCCTATAGCTAATACAGTATGTTCTTTTTTATTTTTCTTTATTTCACCTTATGAAAATAAACAATATAGAAAACCGATTAATTACAATAAAATTTTTGGAGTTAAAAAATAAAAGAATATGACAACACTATTAGTAATCTTACTGTACGTTTTAAATGTACTATTGAATCGCTGGATGTATTTTGTACTGTGTAAACACGATGATGATTGGTATCCGAATCCGGCTTTTGTATTTGCCCTGTTTCTCGGACCTTTTGGAACAGTTGTAACAGGCGTGTTTTTATTAGGTTATGCAAAAAATTCATTTTTTACACCACCTCACTTAAAAGATAAAAAATAAAGTTATGAAAAATACTATTATATATTTATTATTGTTTTTTGTAATATTATATCTATTATTTGCTTTTGTGATTAATGATTTTAATTTTACAAAATGGAGTGAAGAAGCAAGGTTTGGTGTAGCAGCAATTTGGGCATGTTTTACTCCTCTTATAGTTGTTTTTATAAAAGACCATAAAAAATAAAGTTATGAAAAAGATATTATCAATATTATTACTAACGAGTTTAGTAACATCGTGTGGACCAGGAACTTCACTTAGAGATACCTCAAACTATGAAATATTAGTCGGCTCGGGAAATTCTATGGTGGTTTATTTTACAAATTCATATACCTTGGATTCAAACAAATGCATTTCGTTTAACGCTTTAGACGAAGGTGGGTTGGTTAAAATTTGTGGAAGTTATACCCTTTTAACGCTTAAATAAAATAAAACAATAAAGTTATGTCGATTATTAAACAAGGCAGTCAATACACATTTGCTGATATCACTGCTAGCTACGAGTTACTGCCTAAAGGAGTGTATTTGATGAAACAGGATCAACAGGGAAACTTCTACCTAACACAGAAAGAGGATTTCGTTATGCCTAAAAAAATCTATGGCGATCATTCCATCACTAAACGTTGGTT